AAATAATATTTGACATAGAGTCTCCTTTTATGTTTTCAAATTCATCAGAATGCCCAGCTTTAGCTGAAATTATAGGTAGTCTAATTCTATTTCTTATACCAGTAGCATATAGAATATCAGTGTTTGATACGTTGTAGTAATCAATTTGAACTGTGTTTTTGTGTTTTTCTCTAATGTATATCTTCTCAGAAATGTATTTAACAGTTTCAAAAGATGGATGAGTCATTTCTATTTGAACATTTATAGTCTCATTTACATATTGAGACATGTCTAAAAAGAATTCAAATACTTCGTACTTCTGTCTGTTGAACACAGTATTCACAACTACGTTTGTTTCACTTCCTATATGAGCTTGATCTATAACTAAGACATCAGCATTCTTAGACTCATCGAAGATTATTGATTTTATTTGATAAAATGCGTTGTTTATACTAATCCAAACACCAACTCTTGCAAATTCAGGTAGAAAACCATTTAAAGTATAGTCTTCACCTGTATCTAACCCTGTATCAAAGTCATAAATGTTACCACCAATAAAATAAACACCAGACATGTTATCACCAATGTTGTATTTTATAGCATCCCTTGAGTCTTTTCTACCTATGAAACTTGTTCTTTTTACTACTTGTAAGTTATCGTACGATCCATTTTTCTTTACTGCTTTGGCTTCAATCTCTTTGAAATTAGATTTTAACTGCGTCGTTATTACATCTTGCGTTTCAAAAAGCTGTTTTTCACAGTACGCTAAATTTGGATCAATCGCATAAAACTCATCACTCAGTGAATTTTCATCATTCTTAAAATCACCCTCATCGCTTCTAAGAGCATATCTTATAGAGTTAGACTTACTCACATGGTGATATGGTGTTACTACACCAGTAGCATTCTCTACAGTTATCTGCTTAGTGACTATGCAACCTAGATTTCTAACTCTTATTGTATATGAGCCGTCTTGTATTCCTGTAAAAACATTAGTGAGTCTCCAATTCATGCCATCTATTGAATATTGAACATCTAGAGATCTGTTAGGTGTGTAGTCAACTGTTATAGTAGATCCATTTGGTGAGCTAACTATGCGCACTTCAAAATCATCTGTCATAAAAGTAGGGACCATGTTTCTAAGAGTTGATCTTGTAGCTATTTGCCCCGTATTGTCAAAGCAGTTTACTGTGAAAGACTGGCCTCTAGGTATTTCAAAATAAATAGGGTTCTCAGTATTATTGTTCTTAACTATCGTAGGTCCTACACTCTGGACACTGTAAGAAGATGCTAACTGAGATGTTTCTACTTCTACTCTGTAATGTGAACAGTTAGAATTGTCAACACTTTCTACTATTGAAAGTCTATCTATAGTAAAAACTAAACCTTGAAAATTAGTTATTAAAAAAGTAACATCTGTGTTGTCTTCACCACCTGTTGAAATACTGTCTATAGGTTCACCATTACTATCTGTTATTACTTCGCCAGGACTATCATTTGGGTTTAAATTTATTGTAACAGTAGCATCTCTGCTGAAAGTGTTTGAAAAGTCAATGTTTGGTGAAGTACAGAAAATAGTTACTGTTCTACCAGACCTAGAAATAGAATATGGACCAGTATTTGCAAAATCTAATTGAAAAGCAGCTACAAAGTTTATAGCAGTTCTTTCGCCTGCAACAGAAGTACTTTGACCTCTTTGAACTTGGTTAGGTCTAGATCTTATTGAAACAACTTCATAATTCATAAGGTTTATGAAAAATGGTTCAGTAGAAGAAGCTCTAAAGCCAAAAATCTGACCTAAGTCTAAGTCTCTAGTAAAACTAACTACTATTTTAGAAAAATTACTCATATTTTTATCTGTTAGCTTTTAATAGTTTCCATTTCCCAGACTTGTTTGGTTTCAAATTTAATAAATAACCTCTTTCTATCTGTCCTTTTTCATTCATAAATTCAATAAGTCCATAAAGTCTAGGGATTTTTATACCTAAAATAGTCACATGGCTTTCTATTAATTGTATTAATTCATCATCTACTTCGTACTCAAATTCTATTTCTTCTGGTTTGAACCTAGCTTGTTGCAAATCAGAGTTTCTAATATTTCCATTCTCAGCATATTCTTTGCCTCCAATCTGCTTCATTGACACTGAGCTGTTTCCAGTAGAACTGCCATACTTTATGAATTTACTTGGGTATTCTCTAAGCCCAGCATTTAGCACCCAGCTATGTCTAAGAAGCATATTAAGAGGTGAATAAAGAAAATTGTAAGATGAGTCAGGATCAAACATTCCAGTAGGTCTAGACTCTAAAACGTCTTGCCATTTCTTGAGATTTAGTATGCTCTGAGAACCTAAATTAGGTTTTTTACAGTCGTGCATCCACACATCTAGATCTGCTGGGTGGTCTGTGTTTGGGTGCGTGTCAACACCTCTTCTTCTTATTATCTCTTCACCATATGGATCAAATCTGTATTTGGCTTTCTTATCATATGTGTTTGCCGTAGCATATATGCAAGTTGAAAAATTACTTTTTGTGTTTGTTTCTTCTAAACCCATTACTTCTTCATAGTCTCCACCTTTTTCAGAACCTATTTCAACTTCAGAGTAATACAGCTGCGAAGCTGTGCTTCTTTTTACTTTTGATACTTGACTATATACAAATTCTCCGTCTATTTCTTTGCCTAGTCTTATTGTCACATTTGGGTTCCAAAAGTATTTCTTATCTTCAATTCTTATATTCTCACCAAACCCTATGCTTTCAACACCTAAACCTAAATTGTAAGCTGCATCATACGATTCATATGCATCTCTAAATGAAGTTGTAAATCTTTTATATAAATCATCTTGGTTTGAGAACCTTCTAATCCAATGACCGTGGCTATTAAGAACAAATGCACCAACACCGTCATTCTCATAGCCAATATCTGTTCTTCCCAGAAATGAGCTTTTAAAAATGTTTTTTCTAGATGTTATTATACTTATAATTCTATCAAAAAGCTCATATGAAAATACGCCTTTTGTTAAAGTAGGTCTAAAATAGCTATTTTCTTTTATGCTAAGATTAGCCTCTATGTTTCTAGCAAAACATCTAACACCTGCATTGTTATCTGAGTACATGTCTGATTTCAAGTAACATTCTAAAGCTAGGCTTTCATTTTCTAATAAGCTTATTTGCCCAGACCAAGAACCTGACATTTGCTTTGTGAACTGTGGAAATGGAAAATCTACATCTCTAGGTAGCCTTTTAAGGTTTGAGTTATTAAAGCCAGAGTCTAGTTGATCTATTATTGTTCTTGTTTTTACGTTGTAGTTTACACCATCTTGGTAAGTAACGAGACTAACTTTATAAAAACACCACTGTACATTTTCATACTGTTGGAAAAAAGCATCTAAAGAAAAACTCAAATCAATGTCTAAAATTCTATCTCTGTCATTGTTTGCAAAGAACATGATACCTGTAGTTCCTTGGCTTTCCGAAGCATTTGATTGTGGAATAGTACTGTGAGCGTTATCGTGAGACTTTGAAAATAGATTTAAAGGAATGTTAACTGTACTATTTCTAGTGTTACCAGCGTTGCTTTCTACTCTTGTGTCAGCTTGATTTGCTGAGCTAAGTATATTAAACCTAGTATCTAAAAAAACTCGTCTTCCTGATAACTCTAATTCTCTTATGTTTAGCTGCTCTAAAGCATTACCTTCTAGATCTTCGAGCGTTTCTATTTCTATCTTCTCACCTCTTCTTGACTTTAGAGTTTTCTCAAGATCACTAGAGTTGAATTTTATAGTCACCCCTCCATCTTCTTCACCCCACTCTGACATGTCTAATTCACCTGAGTATCTATTCACCCATTTTTCTTCTTGGTCCTTAGTTTGCTTAGTTAGCTTTATTCTAGCATTTATGCCGTGTAGACTTCGTATTAAATTTATGAATTCCCTAGCCTCATCATAGAACTTTATATTGTTTGAGAATTTAGCAAATATGCCATCATAGTCTTTATTTCTAGCATACTCTTTGTCATCATCGTCCCAACCTTCTAGCATTGACTCATCTACTATCTTAGGTGGAAAACCCCTATAGTACATAGTATATCTGACTCTATCGTTATATGCTGGATTTACATTTCCCATTTATACGTCCCAATCTGTATTTTTAGCTCTAAAAAGCTGGTGGTTAAAATCATTGTTTTTAGACTTTTCCTGTCTACTGTTTTGCCTTCTTATTTCTTTTCTGTTTAGTCTAAGCTCTTCAACTACATCAGAATTGTCTGTACTCACAAATAGGTTTTGTTCAAACTCACCTATTCTACTCATTTGATTTATAAATGATGAGTCTATGAGATCCATCTTCATTTTATCGAAATTGTTTTTCCCATAGCCTTCTTGAGAATAAACTTGAGTGCCTTTTGCTAGATCTAAAACAGCTCTTTCTCTTTGAATAAACGGTTTTTTACCTGGTTCTTTTATTATCTCTGGAAGCACTTCAGCTACTTCTGCAGCGCCACCTCTGTGGTTACCTGTACCATATCTATATTTTGGTATTGGTCTCGCTAGAACAGCTGCAATCTGTGCTAAACCTAGCGAACCAGCTAAAATAGAAAGAGGTAATCCTAATATGGGACCTGCACCAATTGGAGGTGGTGCTAATGCACCAATTACAGCTTGCGCTGTTGTTATACCTATGCTAAAAATCGCTGTAGCTTTAGCTACTTTCGCTGCTTTTTCTTGTTCTTTTCTTTTTCTCTGTTCTAATACTTGCCTTTTGAGTTCAGCTTCTTCTCTAAGTAAGTCTTGTTGTTCTTGATCACCTTCTGCAAGCTGTATTTGGTCTTCATAGTATTCTTGCTGAGCGTCTATTTGTTCATCGATTCTACTGACATTTTCTTGAAAAACACTTTGGAAAATATCACCAACTACTGCAGCGGCTGAACCTATTTGGTTGAGTGTTCTATTTACTTTTAAGAACTTATCTACTACAGCATCTCCTGTTTCTTCTGCTTTATTTAGAAAAGAGTCTAATAGTGAAGCTATATTTCCAGCATCTACATTTAGAGAAGCTGCTATGTTTTGAGAAGCATTTAGAATTATACTGTTTTTTATTTCTTGCAGCCTCTGCTCAGCTTCTGCTTGTCTTTCAGCATTATCTATAGCATTTGCAGTTACTTCATCACTTAGAGCCATCTTAGTAGCTGCTAACATTTCTTCTAAAGAAGCTCTTTGTTCAGGATTGAGCAAAGGGTTTTTAAGTTCCGCCTCAATGGCATTCACTGCGTCACTCAACCTTTGCTCTGCTCCTTCTGTTCTTATTCTTGTGATAGCTTCTTCAAATTGACGAATTCTTATAAGTCTCTGCGTATTGTTTAAATTACCACTTTCTAGTTCTTTTGTGAGAGCTTCTTGTTCTTTTGTAATCCTATCATCAATAGCTTTTTGCTCTATAGCATTTCTTTTGTCTAGTCTTTCTTTAGTATTATTGAAACTGTCTTTGAGTATTTTTTCAGTCTCACTTTCTCTAGTTCTTATTATACTGTTAAAGTTACCACTAAATTCTAATTCTATTCTTTCAATTTCATCTGCTCTACCTTTAGCATTTGATATTGCAAAGTCTCTTTCGAACTCAAGTAGTTTTATAGATGTTGAAACAAAGTCAAAGAGTGACTGTAGTCTTTTTCCAACGCTCTCTTTGTCATTATCAACTATTAGTTTGTCATCTTCTATCTCAGCTTTTAACTGAGCTTTTTTCAAATTAAACTTATCAGAAAGAAGTTGCTCTCTAAAAGCTTCTGCTTCTTTGAGTCTTCTTTCTCTATTTTTCTTATTCTCAACGTCTACTTTCTTTTCTTCTTCAGCTTCTTTGATCCTGTTTTGCTTATCAAGTTCTTGAATACTTTCGTTGAGTTCTTTATTTTCATTTATGATCTGCTCATTAGCTAACCTTAAATTGTTTACTTGGTTCTTGTATTGCACTTTGAGGTTAGAAGAAGTTTCTTCAGCTCTTTCAGCTGCTACATCATTACCGTAGAAACTAGATCTGTCAGCTATTTCTCTTAATTTTAAAGCTTCTTTCTCAGCAATTTCAACCTTGTCTTTAGAGTCTTTTTCAAGTTGTTCTATTAGGTTCCTATTTGCTGTGAGCTGCATAGTATTTATTTCAGCAATACTGTTCAGTTTTTTAGTTTTAGCTTGTATCTCTTCCTTATCTAGTTTTTCTGAGTCTCCTTCTTGGGCTTTCCTAAGAGCAAATTCATCTTCTACTTCTTTTAACTGAGCAGCTGCAAACTTTCTACTGCTTTCAGCTGTTTCTTCTAGTGATTTTTTTCTAGCTTCAATGTTATCGTTTATTTTCTTCTGAATTCTTTCATTTTCTGAAAGTTCATCATTAAAGACTTTATAAGCTACTACTACAGCTGCTAGTAGACCTAATATTAATCCCCAAGGTGTAGCTGACATAACTACGTTGAGTGATCCTTGTGCTAGCGCTGCAGTTCTAACTGCAGCTGCTTGGGCTAAAACTGCTTTTCTACCTACACCTGTAGCTAAAGCGAATTTAAGCTCAGCTGCGATAGCTGCACCTTTTAATGCACTAAATGCAGCTGTTGTTAAATTCACAGCTTTCATAACTCCAATGTAAGCTAGTAGAACTGCTGTGTATTTTACAAATGTATTTACTATAGTATCTAAATTGTCTCTAACGAACTTAAGAGCATTTGCTATTTTAGCTGTTATACTGTTAGCATCATCAGTCTTAAGAACATATGCAGCCCATCTATCATTGATGTCACCAATTATAGAAGAGACACTCTCTGTAGCGGCTTCTACTTCTTGAGTAAGAGCTAAATTGTTTTCATATTCTGCTGTGGCTAGTTCAACTGAGTTTGCTAAAAGATCATAGTTAGAAGCTAAAGATCCTATAACTGTTACAGCCCTTGTTTCTACAATACCTACTTCTTGAAGCACAGCATTTAAGCTTTTACCTTCGTCTTTTGCATTCGCTAAACCTTTTACGAATTTAGTGAATACTTTAGTTGAGTCTTCACTAAATTGTTTACTTAATTCAGCTTGAGTTAAATTAGTCAAAGCTAAAATCTGCTCTAAGTTTTTACCTGTAGATACAGCAGACTCTATGACTCTAAATGTTTTCTGTATTGCAGTTCTAGAGGTGTCAGCTTCATTTCCTAAAGCTGAAGTAGCAGCACCTAAACCTAAAACACCTTCAGCAGATGCTTCATATATAGATAAGCCTTTTTGTATTTCAGTTGCATTGCTTAATACTTTAGACTCAGTGGTTGCAAAATTGTTACCTAAAACTGTCATAACTGAGGCTAATCTATCAGCGTTCTCAAAGCTATCTGATGAAACTTCAATGAACTGTGCGAAGTTCTGAACCTGCTCATCTGATATTATGTCAGATGTTAATTTAAGTTTCTCTATAGACTCAGCAAATCTTAAAATGTTTCCAGTCCCCTTAACACCAAGTTGACCTGCTATCTCTGATGATTTAAGTAAACCATCTACAGAAACACCGTTTAGCCTGTCGCCTAGTTCTACAACTTCTCTACCAAAATTCTTAAGATCATCTCCTGCTATGTTTGTTGTTTTACCAACAGCAATCAACTGTCTATCAAAATCAACGACTGTTTGAAATGAGTCTCTTATAACACCAAATACAACTCTTACACCTTCTACTATTCCTAATACTGGAAGAAGTTGTTTAATACCAGTAGCAATTGCTTTAAACTGTCCAGGGTAATTTCCTACATTTTCTTGAAACTGATTTGTACTGTTTTTTACTTCTTTTACAGCTTTGTCATATTTCTCAAATGCTCTTACAGACTCTAGGATTTCTTTTTGCTCTTTATTGCTTAGTTTTTCACCTAGAACTAACTTAGCTTGATATTCTTGTACTGACTTAAGAGCTTGGTTTCTCTTAAGTGTAAGTCTACCCATAGCAGTTAGACTAGCTTTTATTTCTCTTCTTTCATCTGAAAGAGCTTTCTGCTCCGCTATCTGCGCTCTAGAAGTGCTTTCAGTAACTAATAGTCTTTTCCTTTTTGTTGAAATTAAAGACTTTTCTAGTGCGTCCTGTTCTTTCCATACGTTTATTTGAGTCTTAACTTGCCGTGTTTGCGTTTCTGTAACTTTGTTTTCAGCTGCTAGAGTTTGAAGCTTTTGCCTCGTTAGTCTTTCTTCTGCATTGAGTTGATCAACCATTAGCTTTGAATTTCTAAGTGACTGTGATCTTACTCTTTCTTTTTCTAAATTTATTTTCTGAAGTCTAGTTTCTAAATCTGCTTGCTCTTTAGATGTTTTTATTTGCTGCTGTTTGAGCTGCTCTTTTTTCTTTTCTAGATCTGTAAGCTCTTTAGAAGATTTTATTTTCTTACTCTCTAAATCTAAAGCAAGTTTGTCTGTTTTTATAGATTGCTGCTTTATTTTCTCAGCAGCTATCGCAGCTTTTTCTCTAGCTTTTATAGCATTTGTAGCTTTATTTATAGCTAAAGCTTCTTGGTTTTTAGCATTTTTAAAGTCCTCAGTAGTTACAGCTTTTTTAAGTTTGTCATACACATCAAACATTTCTTTTGCTGACTCCTTAAGAGCTTTATTACTATCTATAGCTTCATTCACATTATTAGCATACTCAGCACCGAACTGTAAAGCGTCGTCTGTGATTAAGTCTTGTCTTGTAATTATACCATCAGCCATTATGTGCGTCTTTTATTACCTTTTTTATTGTTTTCGTTCTGCTTTTTTATCTGCTGTATCTTCTGATCAAATAGCTTTTTAAGCGCGTAGAACTGTGTAACTGTTATTTTGTTAGTGTCAAAGTTTAAACCTACTACTGATGAATACCCTAAAATAACTTCATCTATGTTTTGTGCTTTGTCTTTTGAGTCTTTTTCTTTTTTAGGTAATTTAGCGGCTTGTTCGTTTATCAATAACTGTATTGCTTCAACTTCAACTTCTACCTTATCTAGATCTGTAGTGTAGGATTGCTCTTTTAATTTAAAACCCTGTGATCTAATTAGGTTTTCTAGATCTAAGTCTCTCTCAAACCTAAGAGCTTGTACTGTTATTTTTATAGCATTGTACTGTGCTGTATATTTTGTGAACTTTATTAATGTTCCTAAGAGTTTATCTATGTTATTTTCAGGATCCAACTCATTAAAATCCTTTTCTAAAGTCTTCCAGACTTTTTCTGTATCAAATGCTTCTTTGTTCTCTGTAGAAAGAAGAGTGTAATCTCCAGTCTTCAGTATTTTAAGAAATAATTTTAAAGGTAATTCATCTAAGGATTTATAAAACATTTTGCCATTGATTTAACACAGCCAACAGTTCTAAATACCTAAAGCTTCTCTAGCAACCGATAACATATGTGGTTTTATTTGTTCTTGTATCACTGAGAATTTATTTTCTTGTGTGAGACCAAAAAAGCTTTTACTTAATAACCTAACATTTGATAAAATATCATCTAACTTAGGATCTGATGAGCCAAAATTGATAAAATCTCTTGATACTTTTGCGAAAATACTTGGAAGAAATATATTTTTATCTTTAAAGTCGTAAGGTTCACCTTCTCCTTTTATTCTACTTGATCCACCCAACAGTGCATCATTTGTAGTAATAAATTCGGTGGCTCTAGAGTAGTACCCTAGAGGATCACCGAATATATCTACACTTTTTTCAAATATTTGATCTCTGTTTAGCTCAGCCAAAAGAGGTTCTATTGACTCAACAAAACCAAATAAGAGTTTACTTAGATTTGCTGGAGTCACTGTTTGCGCTTTTCTCAGCTGCTGGTTTAGTGTCCCCATCTTTGTAATTTTTTATCTCTTCTTTTTGTTTAGCATTTACATTTTCACCTGTTACAGCTTTGAATGCATCTGCTAAATCTTTTCTACCAAATACTTTAAAGTGACTACTCAAGAACTCTTGAAAAGTAGGATTGTAGTCACTTCTAAAAGTAGTATTTTTGAAGCTCTTAGCTTCTTGTTTTTGCTTTGACATATCTAATTAGATTGTGAAGCTTGCACCTTGATTGTCTTCAAACATTGCTAAAGACTCTACAACAACTTCTGTTAATAGCTTACCTGAAACTAGACCTGAAGTTACAAACGTATATAAGTTTGCATCATCTCCATTTCCAACAGTTACACTACTCAAAGCAGAAGTTTGATCGTCTCCGTTCTCTCTTTCTGCTTTAAAGTTTGCCAATGCTAAACCTGTCTTTTTAACTCCGTCGCAACCAGATGTTACTCTAGCTACAATTGACGTAGCCGTAGGTGTGCCAACGATTTGAACTTGTAAAGGGTATACACCTTTATAGCCTTCTACATCAAAATCAGGTGTTACAATTGCACCAGAAAGAGTCAACTCTTTAGGGTTTTTGTAAACAATATCAACTACAGTTGATTGAGGATCACCTTCAATAACTGGTTCGATAATGTCACCGACTAAGAAACTAGAAAGAGATTGCCCTTGAACACTTCCATCAGCATTTTGAACACCTTTGATGTCTCCATCTGCAGTGAATTCATAAATACGAGTGTAAGAACTACCTTCATAGGATTGTAATGCTCCATGAGAACACAATCCTAAGTGATGCGTAAATGTTACGCCTTTTCTTGCTTCTTTTGTTTTTACTTTCAAAGTTCTACTTTCAAAGTAAGTAGGTTCAACGTTAGCTAGCGCTGAGCTCTCTACAGAGAACATAACGACAACATCTTTAGCTTGTTTAGCTGAGTCCCATGCTAATTTGCTTCTAAAAGCTGCTAAGCTTGCAAATTTCTGGTCTTCAGTTGCTAAAGCGTAACCTACTGTAGGGCCGTACAAACACTGTTTGCCAACTCCTGTATTTAGTGGAGTGTTACTATCTCCACATCTATCTATTACTACATTCATAGTTTTAGGTTTTTTAACACTTATTAATAATATAATTTATGGTACCTACTGCTGCAAAAATGTGATATGGTTGAATGTCTGCATTATTTATAGACTCTACATTAAATCCTTTTAAAACTGTTTCTAAACCTGTTTCCATTCCTGTTATATTGAATTGACTACGTGGTTCTAAAAGTTCAAAAACTTGTTTCTGTGCAAAAGCATCTTTTCTCTCACTAGAGCTTGGAAATACTTTTTCTAGATCTAACATAAATACTATTTTTACTTTGGCTTGCATTGTTAGTGCATTCACCAAAGTGTGTTTATCTTCGACTATAAAGAACATGTTTGACTTGTTCTTTTTATCTACTATGTAAACATCTTCTACATAATCTCTACCACCATCGTTGTATTGAGGTAGGTAACCGCTTTCTGTTTTGTTTTTATGAATACGGCCATAAGCTTGCATTGGTTTCCAATCTAAAGACTCATACATAAATGTCTGCAATCTTTTTATTGGAATGTCTAATCCTACGGGTGTATTTACAACGTTGTTACTCATTTTATCTTACCAACTTGGACCACTTTGAACTGTTGCATTAAATGGAAATATGATTTTCTGCGCATCTGATACGCTAAAATCAAATTTACTCTGAACACCATAAGAAACTGTCTTACCGTTGTCATTCTTTGCTCCATTCAGTTCCATTTTTAAGAACGTGAATGCTTCTCTTACATTTCTCTGTGATAGATTAGTTCTTTTACTAGAGATCATCATATCTAAAGCATCAGCACATACAGCTAAAGCATATGGTTTTATAAGTAAATTCAATCTCTCATCTATTACAGATGAGTAGTCTTCATTTACCTGGTAATCTACACTCGCATCAAGAACACTCATAAGTGTCTTAATCGCTGCATCTCTTCTAAGTTTAGTGAAGATAGCTCTAACGCTACTCTGTGCATTATTACATTCTAACAAATTAGCTTCAATAGCATCTAATATTGCATCAGGTGTTACTAATTTACTAAAACTGTCAAAAATTAAATTAGATGAGCCATTTGTATTAGGCTCATCTAATTGAATTGCACTATCACTCAGTTGGCCAAAACCAACTGAGTTAATAAGTAACGATATTGCTTCTTGAGTGTACATCTACTTCTTAAGCTGAGATTAATTCATCTAAGAATATAGCTACACCTTCATCAGAAAGTGAGTCAATTTTCTTAGCTAAAGTTACATCTTGCTGAGCGATAGTAGCCACTGCGATAGTACTGTCAACTTCTCTAGCTGCATTAATACCATCAACTACTGATTGCTTAGTGTAGTTAGTTCCTTCATATGAGAATGTTGCATTACCTTCTGTTTGAGTATCTTCAGAAGCTGTCGCCTCTTCAGTGTCAATAGAATAGATAGATGATACATTATCAATTACAGGAACAACTAGCGCTTGAGATGAAGTGAATTCAGCAAATGGCTCATCACTGCTCCATTTCTTCAATAGAATAAACGATCCAGACTTCTCATATAGAGCGTTGTTACTTTGACGAGTTTCTTCTGCTAAGATACCGTACATCAATTTACCGACATTCAATGTATCTGTCATGATCACAACATTTTCAGCCCAAGGTGTAATTGTATATCTCTTACCGTTTTTCTCAACGATAATTCTTCTATCAATTATGATGATCTGCAGTCTGTACTTTCTTAGCATCATGGCGTTAACCTGTTCTAAATCTGGTACTGGAATTTGATCACCTACAAAGTTCTGCATAAATGCATATTGCTCTCTAGTTTGTTGATTTGCTGCTAATGCATCAAACGTAGACTCGTCCATCATTAAATATCTAGGAGCATCTCCAGCAGCTTTCGCTTCTTTGATCACTCTCTTAATATCGTCGATAGGTTTTGCGTTTTCAACATCTGACCATTTAGTTTTAGCACCAAACTTATTGGCTGCTTTATACCCATAGTCAACTCTAACACCGGTTCCTACGTTGTTTTCATCATCAATGACTGTTACACCAGACGACAAACCTTGTAAAAACATATACTCTAGCTTCTCATGAACACCCATAATGCATTTGACTTCATCATTAAAGATCTTGTCAATAAGCACCTCAGTACCTACGTTCTTAGCTCTAATAACGTCAACATCACTTAGGTTCTTTTCAGTCATCTGCATTTTCATACCAACTTTAGGTATATCTCCAGATGCTTGACCAAAAGTGTCTCTCTTTTTAAGCGGTAGACTTGAGTCTAAAGAGACGATGTCAGCAGCAACAATGTTACTGTTAACTGTCAATGAATTCCACTTAAGATCTGCGCTTAACTCTTCAGTCAACATGTCTCTATACATGTAAGTGCGCTCTGTCTTCTTACCATTTACTCTCTCTTCGATGGTATTTGCGATTGATTTAAACCAATCTTTGAATTGTACAAAAATAGATTGATTCATAGCTTATTCTTTTGTGAAATTAATTAACGGTAATGCTGTTCTTAACGCAGCTAAAATACTTGTAGCTGTATAAGGTCCAGCCTCATAATTTACAGAACCACGTATCATACATGATACAAATGGTTTGTTTGTTGCAACTGTACTTACTACAACACCTTTATAAGAGTGGTTTGCTGGTTTAGCAGCATACGCTTTTCCTGTAATAGGCATTGGTTTTAGTACACCAGTTGCGTCTTCTTCAATAATAACGTGACCTGCTCTGATTATAGGAGGTGTAAAACCGGTAGTGTCAAGTGTTTTACCACCTGGAATAACTTCTAAGTTTTTGATGATAGTGATACCATCATTCCCATTGTCAAAATTTTGGCCTTCGTTATTCAAATTCGCGGTAGTTCCCGACATAATAAAAATAATTTTAGGTTAAACTTAAACTCTCATTTTATCAACAACTTTGTCAACTTGCTTTTGCTCAGGCGAACCATCTGCATGGCCTTGACCTGCTCCACCAGCATAACTGTTAGAGTCAGCATTTGACTGTACTAAAGTTGAGTATTCTTCTTCTAAACCTTTTACCTGATCTTCAAATGATGTTTCAGACTCTAGATTTACTCTGTCTAACCATTTGCTTTGGACTTTCTCATCCATTTTAGAAAGAAGTTCAGACTTAGAAAATACACTCTTTGCTTGAGCACGTTTTGTGTCAGTAACATTACCATTTTTGATTGTTTCCAATTCAGTGCGAAGAGTCTTATTGTCTTTCAACATTTTTTTAGCCCAAGCTGGTGCTTCTGCTAACTCTTCATCATCTTCGTCTTCATCAGTTTCGTCTGCTGTTGGTCTACCGCTTAACTTTTCCAACTCCTTTTGAACTCTCAGCCTATCGGCTTCTGCTCTTCTTAATTTGTCATCGTCTTTAGCAATCTGCGTAAAGTCAACTAGGTCGTTGTAATCATTAATGATAACATCAATTGCTGAGTCATCTGCATCATCTTCTGGTCTTGTAGAAAGTTTGTCCATGAACAAGTCCAACCGTTCTTTTGATAGTGTGCTTTTAGGAAAAATAACCTTAAAGCGCTCTATCATTTTTACTTTTTTTACTGCCATTGTGTTATTGTTTTTTAAAACGTTATTCACAAATTTAAAAATATATTTGAGTTTTGTTGCATTTTAAGCAACTATTTTTTAAAATATTGGTATGAAAAAAGCCATTCTAATTAAAGAATGGCTCTAAATCAAATAAAATAACTAACCAATAAATCCATAACAACCATGAAAAAACTGTTACAAGTTACGTAAATATAATTTATTTTTTGACAGTAAAAAATAATCTACTAAAAAATATTGGTTTTTACTTTATGTATTTTGTCTATCAAATAGTCATCAACTGCATTAAAACTGAAAAGCTTGTCTTGTCTAAAATCCATATGACCATCTAAATATATGATACACGTAGGAAGTGTTTTAATTCTAAGAGCTTCAAAAAGATCTTCATTGACATTCTTACTTATCTTTATGACTTTTATGTTAGAGCCATATCTAAGAGCTAACTCTTTGACTTTTGAATTAAACAGTGGATTTTCATTTTCAAAAATACTAAACGTACTGTGAAAAAACAATACTACTGGTTTGCCAGGGTGGTCTATGATCTTACCAAATTTACTGTTTGTCATTACTCTTAGATTTATATTTTTGAATTTATGACTATTACTGAAGTATTGCCTAGATGAAAATCTACTTCCATATCTTGGTCTTCAATATTAAATAAGGTTTCTCTTCCTTTTGAACAGTTCATTCTCTCTTTATTAACCATTAGGTCGAAGTCAAAATCGAATAATGTTCTTCTTAATTCTTTAATTGTAGCTTTCATGATATATGTTTTAGTTTGTTTTATACTGCTAATTTACAGGATATTATTTAAACTAAAAAATATTTTATGATTTATTTTAAAAAAAGTTTTAATCCTCTTCTAAAGTAGATTGATTTTGAGCTTGTCTTGCAGCTATTTCTTGATCTATGTTTATGATCTCTTCATCAATGTCTTCTACTAGATCTAGCATATTTATACCTGTTCTTCTACTTATTAAATTAGAGTCTATACCTTTAGATACATAGTTTATTTTCTCACTTATGTCAGACGGTAGAATAGAATTGAAGTGAATATCATAATATAGTGATTGGCTTTCATTTCTAAGTCCTGTGTTAGTGGCATTTGTTATTCCAGATGTTATTATATTTATACATCTCTCTATGAATACCTTCGTTGAATTTCTATGAAACTCTGATTTCAACTCTGTTGCTAAAAACATAAGCTTAACAGTTTTCTCTGCTACATTTCCAAGACTCTTAAGCTTCTCTAAAGATAGATTTGGAACTCCAGATCCATAAGCAATTGCTTCTTCGAGTTTATCTAATTCTAATTTGTTTGACTCAGGTGCTGTTTCTGCTTCTAAAAATCTAACATTACCTTTGACTTCATTTCCAGCTTTGTCAAACTTTATTGGAATATTAAAGTGTTTGCCACTCTCTTCTTTAAGTGGCATGTTTGTCACAATACCTTCTGTGACTAAAATAGGATGGCCAGAGTAGTCATTCGCATCGCCTAATTTAGATAGAGCAACTTCATGTCTGTCTATTGGTGATGCTACTGTGTACCACTGAGGTTCTTTCTGTGAGTCATAGACTATTGGAATTCTATCAAAACCATGAGCCATTACACCATTTTGATCAGACAGTCTAAGTTCACCACTTTCATCATTTAGGTAGTATTTGTTTTTAATGTCCCATATCTCAACGTTGTTTATGTTTTTATCATCTGCATTTACTGAAACATATGACCACATAAAAAGAAGCATGTTATCTTCACCATCGAAGTATGGTGTCATTACGCCTTTTTCATTGTTAAGTACTTTTGCTTTTATTTCTTTTTTCTGTGCTGATAACCCAAGTTTTATAAGTATTCTATTTAACATAGAAGATTGATCGAGATCTTTTATGTAGAAATTCATAGCTACTTGTGTTTGACTCATCTTGATCACTGTAGACTGTAACAGTTTTGCATCAATTCTATTTACTCTCCATATCTGTTTGACTAATTTAGATAGGTTGTTGTCTTCAGATGCTATCACTGATACGGGTTTACCTACTACAAATGTAGCGAGTGTTTCAACTATGTTCTGCGCATGGTTTAAATATATCTTAACCATCTTAGAGACTTTATTGTCTGCTAGTGATTTGTCAAGTTGAATTCTATCTACTTGACCATCTCTTTGATTTCTACCAAAGTCTCTGTATTCTTTTATGTAGTTGTCTATTTTAGATACGTCTTTGCTTTTGAGTTTTATTTTCTCAATAGCAGATTTAGGATCTGTAGATAGTTGATCTGTTATGGCTTTTACAATATCATCCATGATGCTTAATTTTGTTTGTCGTAAATATATGAATAATTTTAATAGTCTAATGCTCTTGATTGATCTTCTGTCATTCCATATGTTTCTAACTCATATTCAACTTCAAACCATTCATTCATAAAGAATGTATCTAGAATATCTGGTGACTCATTTTGTAGAATGACTTTCATTTGCTCTTTTGGTATCACTTTTAATTTCCCATCCATATCAACTTTGTCTTTCTTAAAAGCTTTGCGTTCATGGATCATACGTTGTTTTACAGTCATCTTATCATCGTATCTCATGTTCTGTACTCTCTCACTCACATATGCTTTGTCTTTATTTACTGCAGCACCTGATCTGTATATCAATTGAGTCTTTAAATTTTGATAGTTTTCATCTACGTTCATTTCTAAGACTTCATCATAGACTTCTAATGTTTTTCCACCACCGTGAAAAGGAATTGCACCTGGTAGAAAACCATCTAAATAACCACCTACACCATCAGCATCAAATAGCACCATTCTATTTGGTACTTTGTGCCTCTTCTGCATAGTTTTAATAGCTTCTAAGACTTCTTTGCCATCAGACTTGTCCATTATGATCATGTCTTCTAAGTTACGCCCTTCAAAATAGGATATGATAAACTTATTAGAACCTTGCAATGCAATGTCAGCAACTATGCGTTTCTTGTCTCTAGGTAGTTCAAATATGAGTTCAAACATATCATTGAATGCATCAAATTCGTAAATATCTAAATCACTCTTAGAGTATTTCCAGTTACTTTCTAATAAAGATCTTCTAGTTGCTTCGTCTTGTGAAAGAAGGTTAGCTAGATACGCTGGATTGATCTTGAGTAGCTCTTGATTTTGGTATATGGAACCAGATATGAATGTTATTGACTTTACAAAATCTTGAGCTCTTATAGTATTTTCTTTATTTTGACGCTCTGCTTCTTCTTTTGCAGCTTCTAGCATTTTATCTATGATATGAGAGGCCTTATCAACTACTTCGTCTTCAGTATCGCCCCAAATATAGCTATCGCCAAAGCGTATGAAGTGGCGTATTTTACCATCTCTTTCAGGTATTGGAAAACCTGTTTCTTGATCAATCCACCATGAAATAAGTTTAGCCACCCAACTCTCAGGGTCTGGGTTACATGTAGCCCTTACATATGGTTTAACACCACACGTTGATCTGTTTCTAGAAAGCAGATAGAAGAACATAGTTTCTGTGAAATGAGTGAGCTCATCAAAACCTATGAACGGCACTTGTGCACCTTGCCAATCGAGTTTATTCTTTTCATATTCTAAATGTGAGAACTTAAGCTTTGAACCTTTTGGAAAGTGCCATTCTAATGAGCTCTCTCTTGGTCTTGCACCTAGATTTGGATAGATCTGCATAGACGTGTCCCATAAACCGCCTTCTAATTTGATCTGTGGCGATGTTCTTCTAAATATGACACCACCAAAACCTTTTACACCAGAGTGTCTTAGATACTCTAAAAGTAGCGCAAATGTTTTACCAACACCAGCAGCTGAACCACCTATGACAATATCTGCTGATGAACCTAAGAAGTTTTCTTGAAAACCAGGTTGAGGTTTTATTGTTTTACCCATTATCTATGGAATTTACTACATATGTAGTCATGCATACTATTTATAGTTTTAGTAGCTTCTAACAGTTCTTCGTATGATTTGCGTGTTTCATGCTGTGTTTTATCTAGAGTAACGATGTGAGCTACTTGAGCATCACTGGACAGCTTATTAGCTATATACTGAGCTAACGCACTTGATTGCTGTCCAATTATCAATACTTTTTTCATGAATTAGTCTCTATTGTTGCTAGGTAATTGATACATTGTAACTTCAGCAGCTTTCTGTTTGTTGTCTTTCTCATAACCACCTAAGTGCTTCATAAGTTTTTCAATTGCATCTAGCTTATTCATTAGGTTGACTTTCTTTATTTCACCATACGGTATCTTTTCATTGCCAATATTAGCGTTGAGAGTTCTAACATCTATAGAGCTGATCATTTGTCTAACTGATTTTGGCATATCGTGTATACTCTTAAGAGATCCATCTTCTTTGTACATTTCAGCTGGATCGAAGCGTACCATGTTTGCAAGATCTACAACTAACTCATCGATAGTTATTCTATTTCTTTCGATGCTTTCTTGTTTTAATCTCTCTATCTCATCTTTGATTATTTGCCTATTTGATAACAAATAAGACTTTCTGTACATCACATGTCTTTGCATACCACTTGCGTCATACACCCTTTTGTAAGCTTCTGAATAGCTGTGGTATTGCATGTATGCGTGACAAAAAGCTCTTTCTCTACTAGTCAATATTTCATCACCATTCTTGTCTATTTTTCTCTTTCCCATATCTATTTTAGTTTTATGTGTCCTCGTCCTATGAGGTGCAAAATCCTTGCTTTTACTATCCTTCTTTCATTAGCCGAAAGCATAGATTTTTTCTCTTCTATTAGCTTAAATTCATCAATTAATTCTCTATACTCGTTCTCTACTTGATCGATTTTATTTTTTATCTTCTCATTTTTCTTTCTGTAGTTCACATAAATTTTGAAAATAAAAGGTAGTTTATCAAGTATGAAATTCTTAATCTTTCTCATCAAAAATATAACAAATATTTTGATCTCTAGTTTCTTCATAAATAAAATTTATTTTTTGTAAATCTACTAATTTTTTCTGGAAACAATAAGAGAAACAAAGGAAACAATGATTGTTTCTCGGTAACTGTTTGGCTATCAATTCTATAGGGTCGCCCGAGAAACAATAAAAAAAGCGCATTGTTTCTCATTTAACTGCTTGATTTTCAATAAACTAAAATGTTAATTTATGTTAAAAAGCATCCAGGGAAACAATAAAAAGGCAGCCTAACCCCCAGCGGCTCCTGGGCAATATACGCGTTTTAGGTAGTATATGGTAATTATCTATATTTTATAATATCAAAGGTTTTATACTTTTATTGTTTCCTTTGTTTCCAGAGCACCTAGGATCACTACCACCGTGACTTCGTTGGAGAAACAATCATTGTTTCTCTTTGTTTCCTTTGTTTCTCTGCTAAAAATGAGAAACCTCTGCATTACGTTGGTTATCAGTCAACTGCAGAGGTTTCGCAAGTAGCATCATGCAAACTAAAACAAGCTACCTGCCTAATTGCGAAAGTGTCGCAACATTAGATTTGCGAACTCTCTCATTTCAAAAAAGTAGTTGCGAGACTTTCGCATATGTACTTTTTGCCTGAAAAAATGTCGCATTTATTCTCATTTTTACTTATTTCTCTTAAAATTGTCTTTTTTAGAGTTAAAAACTCTTGTGCTTTTTGGTCTTATTTTTACACAAAATAAGCATATTTTTTACACCTATTTTAGATCTCATTTATAGAGTTAAAAAATAGCTATGAAACATCTTTTTCAAAGAATTCTATTTCGTAATTGTGTTTAACTTTTGAGCCTTCTATAATGAACTCTAAAGTGCTTCCAATTATATTTTTGATTTGCAGAAGATCAAACAGTTTTTCCTTATCTATGCGGGTTTGATCTAGCCTAGCTGCGTGTAGTCCGCCTATGTGATTTGCCACTATGTGCAATGTTGGTTTTTTATTCATTTGTGTATTATATTAGCGTGAAAATAGTTATAGAAAGCATAACCCAAAACACGAATTTTATGATAGTCCATAGATCTTTAAGCTTCATCGTGTTGTCTTAAGAGTTTAAGAGTTTCGAACGCTTGATATTTAGGTGGAATATAAACATAGCAATTACTATAGAAAAAAGCTGAAACATTAGCTTCTAGCAGCATGTTTTTCTCTTGATGATTAAGAAATAGTTGGAAACTTATACCATTCTTAGACTGCCTTCTTACTACTCTAGAACCACTTCTTAAGAATGCTTCTTCTTTAGAGTCTGCGTATGTGCTGTATTTACAGTATGACCAATCAAATAGACCATTCACTGTTTTTGCTATTTCACTTCTTGCTGCCATTAGTATTTTACTTTTTTTATCTGTTCTATTATTTCTTTGATAACCTCCCAATCTAAGTTGTACTGCTTAGAGAGTCTAGTAACTGAGATCCCTCTAGTATTTGCTATATAAATGTCGTATTTCTCTTTGCTAGTTATACCACTTCTTTTGATGTCTTCTAAGACTTTTATAGAAGTGCTTATGTCACTTATTACAAGGTCTACTTTAAGAATTTCGTCTTTGTTGATCAGTGGAAATGACTGAGCTAAGAGATATTCTTTTGTCTTAGTGGCATCTCTAAGTGCATCTTGTAAGACTTTTACTGGGTAGAACTTGATCATACAACAATTCTAAGATCATGTTTTCTTATAAAAGCGTTAGCTTTTCTTTTGAATGTATGAGGTGCTTTACATGAGAAGATCACTTCGCCATTGATCTCAATAGTGTATTTTTCTTTGATCAAGTAAAATGCTGCGATATCATTGTCATTTTCTAAGTTTATGGATTCACCCAGCTGAAGTAAGTCTACTACTGTACTGTCTATCTCAGTAGATCTAAGTTGCATTGAATTAATAAAACTAAAGCTGTATATAGACATAGCTTTTTTAAACTCTTTCACTGCGTGTATTTCTTGATCAAACACAGCTTGAAGTTGCGTAACTGCTTGCAGTGTTTTTGATGTAGCTCTGACAATCTTCTTTAGATCACCAGATCTGCATATCTCAGCTATTTTAATATCGTCTAGCATTTTCTTTTGTGAACGTGTAGCAAACTCATTGAAAGCAGCTTGAGTAAGCTCTATTTCTATTAGAGCATCATCTACTGATTTACCACTCTTCACAAGTTGAGTAAGCTCATCTAATCGTATGTCTTGAGGTTTCATAGTATTATTTATTTAAAAATGCTTTGATTATAGATCTACATTCTAAAACTTCAGACTCATTATTAAAAGTAGTCCAGTTTAAATAAGCTATAAGATCAACAGTAGGAATAGCTTCAATGTTATTCTTGATCATGTTTGGTTTTGGTTGAAAATGCTTTACTCCATCTTGAATGTAGTTAAACTTAAAAGAACCAGAGTTAGAATTGTTTTTTACTACTTGAATTTGAGTTTTCATAATATATGTTTTAGTTTGTTTGATACTCAAATATACACTTTATAAATGAAACTAAAAAATATTTTATGAAAATAATTAAAAAAAGTTTTAATCTTCTTGGGGTTTCAGTTTTATAGATCTACAAGGAAAGCCTCTTGTCCATCTACTTGCTCGCATATTTTTATTCTTAACTAGTAGTTCAAAAGTTAGGTGTATTGCTTCCATTGTTTTCATGTTCATAATTTGTGCACTACTAAATCGCCAGTCAATGACATCATACTCTTCAAATGGTGGTTCTTTCATACTGCTAAATAAGCCACCACCTAGTTGTTGTTTTGTACCTATTAAATGTCCTACTTCTATTGGAATTTCCATATTTCTATTTATTATTTTATTTTTTAAAAAAAAAACACTGATCTGTTGTCTTCACCGTGCAACGTCTGTCGCTAGCCAGCTATCTGAACGCTCTTCCTCATAGATTTAGAGTCTATCGACTACGAACCTAGTCTCGGGAGCTTTTAAGGTGTCTGTTTTCCACAGTGTTTTTATTATGAAAGAACACAAACAGGGTGACTGTACTAAACTAACTACAATTTGTACGACTGTCATTTTGCATGAATTTACCACAAAGTGGCTGCTGTAGTCATATAGCCTACATACTCAACAGTTAATCGCTTATCTGTGTTCTTATTTTTTTCTTTAAAAAATAGTTTGCCTTACTATTAATACCTCTAAGAGTCATGCTATTAATGAACAAATCCCCTCGTTCATTGGATCTTATGTTTAAGAACGTTACTGAAGTAGTAAAAAATCATACAAAATCTACACCAATATTATATTCTTAAGTCTGCTATTGAGTTCTGAAGTTCTCTTAGTTCTTTAAGTAGCTCTGTTCTTTTCTCTTTGGATTTTTCTAACATTCTTATGCAAACTCTATTCATTATCTGTGTGCGCTCTTCGTACGTAAATACACACGTAACATTGTCGTTGAGTGTGCTCATTATTGAGTCTACTGCTGCAGATTTATATTTTTCTTTCTTCTCTAATGAGATTATTCTGTTAAGGTTAAATAGACTCATGATCAATGTGTTTTTACTTCTTCGTCCCAATTTGGAAATCTTCTTATAAATAGTCTTACATCTGCCCTATATAGATCTAATGAAAGTCTTACTATAGATTTTGAGTGTAGCAGTGGTTTCCATTTTCTATTTAAAATATCGTGCTGCTCTTGTGCTTCTCTCACAGTTTCATAGTTTTTAGTTCAACTTTTTCACCTCTGTATCTTATCACTTTCATAGTAGAAAGCCTCTCGTTTATCCTTTCAACTAACATAGATCTTACTGTGTTATCAGGTTTCCAATCATTTAGAAGATCATCAGGAAGATCATGGAAAGCATCGCTGTAGTCTTGAATAGAGAAACCTCTATCTTTACACTCAATGCGAATAGCAGTGTATCTTGTGTACAAATAATAAAGCTTATCATAGAAGAACTTTACATGACCTGCACCTAATCTAAAATCATTAGGAATGTCTTCAACTTTTGCTTTTCCAGATATTATACAGTTTGGAATTCTTACTATTTCTCTGTGTTCAGCTAAAAGCATTTGATCACACAGTTCTGATGGTTGTATTGATGCACTTATTCTAGTCATTGCTCTTAGATTTTATAGCATAATTATGAGTTTAGAACTATTAGGTTATTTCTTGAAGCATCTCTCAACAACCTTTCTCTATGTGTGCAAAGTTGTTGTGTAGTATAGCAGTTTGTTAAACCTAACTCTAGTAGTTCTTTTATTGTTTGCTTGTGTTTAAATTAATTGCCATAATATATGTTTTAGTTTGTTTGATACTCAAATATACACAGTATAAACGTAACTAAAAAATATTTTATGATTTATTTTAAAAAAAGTTTCATATCTCTACTTCTTTACCTGTTACAATCCTGTAGATCTCTCTAGTAAGCTTCACGTCATAGACGCCATTGTGCAGCATTACATCTTCTACATACAATCCTAATTCTTCAGCTACTGTCTTAAGTTTGAAGTTTGGCATCGACACTCTTCTTTCAATGAGATATTCACATGCTAAAACCATAACATCTAATGAGTCACCCCAAAACCAAGAACCAAAATATGTATCTCCGTTTTGTTCAAACCATCTTCTTAAGAAAACATCATCAAACTTTCTGTTGTTAAACCCTACTAGATACATTTTATCTTTTCTATCGTATCTATCACAGTATCTCTCTAATATTGATACAAACTCAATATGAGCATCTTTCATATCTTGATATACAAGTATTTCATCTTCTAAAACATTACCTACTAGAAGAGCCTTAGGTTCAATTATTGCTTTTGGGTGTGGTCTTGTTTTAATGTCAAATTCTTCTACTATTTCACCATTGAATTCTACAACACCAGCTATTTGGTGTATGCTGTTTTTACGTTCGTCAGTTCCAGTAGTTTCTAGATCATAAAATATTTTTATGATGTCGTCTCTTGTTTTGAATTTCATAGTTTGTATTTTTTCGTGTAGTTGTGGAAACATTTCCATGTATTTATTCATGTATCTTATTACATGGATTGTGAATTTATGTTGAGGTACATCAATGAACTTTTCTTTGAGTCTAACAACAGCTACTCTATAGCCATTTGAGTGATCATAGAGTGTGTTGTTTTCTCTCGTGTATTTTCCTGACTCAATTAGTTTCATTCCTGTTTAAAAAGTCATTATACAAGTGCAGATCTGCTGCATAGTGGAAGTATGTACCTGTTTTAAGTTTCATCTCTTTTGCTACTAATTTATGCATCTCTGAGAAACAGTATTGATCATTGCAAAAACCAAACCATAGATCATTGGATCTCATCAGAACTGTCATATCTAGTTTTTCACCACAGTCTGAGACTTCAAAACCTATGTTAAGCGTACATGGTGTATCATGGCGATAGTCTTTCTTTTCTTTACCATCGAAAATGGAAAGCCATGCATGTCTAGTCGTAGAGTCGTGTTGTAGCTGAGAAATACATTTTTCAATTTGGTTGTTTCTATTCCACTGCCACCCATAGTTACTGTTGACTATGTTGTCACCGTTGTGCATTATGTCCCAAATAGGTGCAAACTTTTTTAATTCTTCTACACTTCTATTTTGTGATAAGTACCAATCAAATTCTCTCTTAGCATACTTGTCATTCCAGTTTCTAAAAGGTGTTTCTATGTGATTGTCTTCTGGTTTCAAAATATAGAAACCTATATTTCTAAGTCTCTTAGTGCCATTTGCTCTTTGAGTGCCTTCTGAGTTTATCTTATTGTAAAAATAATCAAAGGCATCTTCTGCTGTGTGGAATGTGTTTATGTACGAATGTATGCTCATATCTAATAACTTCTTTTTTGTCTGTTTCTGTTCTCTACATTTTTAGCCATGTAGTAGTTGTAAATAGTTTTTGAGTCTAACCCTAAAGACACAGCATAGTTCATAAAGAAATGTAGTTTGTCTACGAATTCCATTACAAGTTCTTTCTTATCATTTTCAGTGAGATCAGAGAGCTTCATTTGTGAAGCTTTCGGGTGGTCTTTCTTCCATGGCTTCCAAACAGCATTTCCAATGCCATCATTTATGCCACCTAATGCATCAAACATTTCATGGTCTTCATCGCCTTCTGCGTGTTTGTTCATCAACCAAAAATTCTTTATGTCATTAAGTGACATAGTGTCAAAATCGTAGTTGTAAATCTTAGTCTGAGTATCTCTTTGAAGTTCTAAGATGTCACCTAGTGTATCTTTAGAGTCTTTAAATAGGTCTAGTATTTCTAAACCTGAACAAATGTTGTCTGTGTTTGCCATCTTTTATTGTTTTACTATTAATTTTTCTATGTTTACTATGTTTTGTGCAGTAGAAGCTATCACATGTATTTGTGGCTGCTCACTGTACACTGGATCTATAAAAAACTCTTTTATGAGGTTTATGTCATATAACAATTCGTTTTTTATGTCAGACGCTCTAAAGAACAGTTTTACAGTGTCTTGAAAATAATGGATGATATTAAGACAACTCGTATTAACTGTATCATCCATGTAGTCTGAAAGTTTGTCAGCTATTACGACTACACATCTTCTGCTTTTGTCTTTGTTTCTTGAAACTGTTTCAATGATTGATCTAAAATCCATGTCGTTTTTCATCATAGCTGATACTGTATAAATAGTACCTATTAGATTTGACTGCTCTTCTACATTTGTGAAAGATTTTCTATGTAAGAAACCCTCCATTGATTTTATAGAAATGTCCATGTTTGAAAAAGCTTTTCTTTTAGCAAACATGTAGCTGTCTTCTATTTGGTTTATCTGATCAGCTCTGTCTATTCTAAAATAGTAAGAGTCGTCATTGAAAAGAGGATATTTATATATATTCATAACTACATTATTTGAAACAACTGCATGAGTCTTGCCAAGTTGTTTGGATTTACTCTTATTTTATTCATAGAAACAGCATAAAATATAGCTTCGTACATCTTTCTAGCTGCTAATATTTGATCATATGAAAAAGCTTCATTTCTTTCACTGTCAAAAACGAAGTCTTCTTCTCTGTCAACGAGTATAAACAAACAGTTTTGACTTTCAAATATCTTTTGAAGTTCTACTGGATTTTTTACTCTGTGCTTTTGGTCTCTAAATAGACTGTATACCATTTCTGATACAAAGTTTCTATCAGAAATGGTTTTTTTAGGTGTTATATAGTGACTGTGAAAATCAAATTTCTCATCTGGTTTATCAAAGTGAATTATAGGCCATCCTAAAGTTTGACTTAGTTTTTCACACAGCTGAGATTTACCTTGCTGATCTGCACCTTCTACTATTATCTTATCTATTTTTATCATCTAATATCAATAAATAGGTTTTCTGTTCTACGTCTTTTAGCTTTTGCTTTCTAAAATCAATAACAGCGTCTACACTAGAGCAAACTATGGGGTTGCCGTGAGTATTAAATGAAGTGTTTATCACACATAGACTGTTCACATTTTCTAGAATGCTAGAAATATTACTCTGTGAACACCTAGAAATAACTTGAGGTCTACCACTAAAGTTAGTAGTTTTTGGGTATTTATGCATAACGCCTCTGTACTCCATATGCTCAACAGCATCTTCATTAAAATCATCTGTTATTATCATGTATTCGTTTGATCTTATGACTCTAGATCTATCTAAATGACTTCTAAATAAATCTATATAATTTTTCTCTAAAAGTACAGGCGCCATAGGCATTACTGTATTTCTACTATTGAGCATGTTTATATAATCTACATTCTCTTTAGTTGGTAAAGCTAATGTACTTGTGTTACATAAAGCTCTTGGGCCAAATTCTAAATCTCCTTGTATGATATTAACTACCTTATCTTCGTTGATTAATTGAGCTACTTTAGAGATAAACTCATTAGGTTCAGTAAAATGCATAATTCTAGAGTCTTCTACTTTGTGGTCTAATGATCTCACACCGTAGCACAGATCAAAGAACTTAAAATCGCCTATGTATTTTTGGTACATTCCAATTGCTGCACCTTGATCACCAGAAAGAGGCATTACACATATGTCACCTTCTATGGTTTTCTTTATTGCATTATTGAGTTTCACATTGTAGAAACAACCGCCAGAGAGAACTATGTTTTTGACATTTAAACTTGATATGAGCTTAGTCATTATGTTTTCTACACAGTACTGAATGTAGTAACCTATTATGTGTCTTTTGAGATGATTTATTATCTCTTCTGAGCCACTCTGAAGTGTTTTCATAACGTTGTCAAACTGTATATTGAATATAGATTCAGCAGTCATTAGAGCTTCTACATCAATGTAGCCTTCGTGTGTTTTCTCCTTCTTCTGTTTAAATATACCTAGTATTTTCAAATAGTTTTCTATATAAGTGTCAGCTAACTCTTCTATTGTTCTAAGTTGCTGCCTAGAAATATAATCTAGAATGTGAGCTTCATAACCTAGAAACTTATATTCATCTTGATTTTCTTTCATACCACAGTAAGAACATGCATACTGGTACATCAAACCCATAGAGTTCATGTAGTCATAGTATCTGCTTTGTAGTTCTAGTTTTCCAGTCTTTGTGTTGTATCTATAGAAAGACATCACCTCTTCGTTGTTACCAAAACCATCTGCTACTAAGAAATGAAAGTCACCTAGGTTTTTTCTCTCTACTTTTTCTAAGATAAAAGCTAAACTAGAGTAAGCGTGAGCGTCATGATGAGTGAAGTTCTCTGAGAGGTTTACGATTTTCATATCATACTTCTTACATAGATTGTTTATGTAAAAATGGTTGAAATACTTATCTGGAAATGAAGATTGATCAAAATTATCAAACCAGTGTGAAATAAATATTCTAGCTCCGTAAAGCTGAGAGTCGTCTATGTTTTCTATGATCTTATTTATAGAAGACGAAGGAAATGAAGAGTCAGATTTTTTAAGCGTTAGTCTCTCTTCTTCATAACCTACTGGCTTGTCTATGCCGTTGAAAAATACAGCACTCGAATTGTGCCCCAATGTAATCATTAAGGCACATTTGTTTTGTTCTTGCATGTTTTTAAAGGTTTAAATTTACGTTTGTTATTGCACAGCAGTCTCTCTTAAGAGTCTTGTCATTAAGTATCACATAGTAAACTCTGTCTAAGTTTCTACTCATGGCTATACTTCTTATAGTCCCTATGTGTTTTCCTCTTTGAGATCTGTTTTCGTATTGTACTGTTCTACCTATGTTCTTATGAACAGCTTTATATTTCTTTGTTTGTTTAAATTCAGAAATAAGTCTTTCTCTTTCTAACTGCTTTTCTGTCTTAGGAAGCGTATTGCGTTTTCTTACAGTTTTAACTTCTTTTTTAGTTTCAGGTTCTTCTAGTTCAATACCTCTTGACTCTAGTAAGAATTTAAGAAGTTTAAGTTGTACACCTTTAGAACCACTTATTTGTTTCTCAGCTTGCTTTGTAGCTAACTGCTTAATGCTCTTAGCATCAAAAACTTTTACTTCTAAAGTCTCTAAAACTTCTTCAGAAATTCTTTTTATAAATGAGTCGTATGACTCTTTTTCTTTTGGTTTATGAGATGATCCGTCCTGCAATACGAGTTCGTGATCATTACCTAACGTGTAATACTTAGCTTTCATGGTATTTGTTTTTGCTTGTTATGCTGCTAATATAAGGAATTTATTTTAAACCCCAAAATATTTCTTTAGTTTTTTTTAAAATAAATATTAAAAAGGTACTTCACAATCATCGTATCTCTTATTTGAGTTGTCTCTGTGCATCTTCATAGAATTATGAGATAGACTTAAAATATGTATATTATAGTAGTAATAACCTACTTTTGGGTTGATCCTATCTATTGAAGCAGATCCAGCTTTTTCACCTTTAAGCTCTATATAGTTTGTAGTTCTGCAGAATATTCTAAACTGCCTAAGTGTCAATCCAAATTCTACACCTCTTTTATTTGAGTTAGACTTTAATACTTGCAATGTGTATTTTTCAATATCATTGCATTTATTGTATCTATGCCTATGTTTACCACAGAACCTGTCTTTTGAAGTATGGTTGTTTCTACAACCATGAGCTACACATACGGCTTCTTTTCTGTGGGTTACTATTCTAAACATTAATCGAAATTTTTTGCATACCTATCTAACCTAGCTTTGACTGCTTTCATTATACCTTCTTGCTTAGCATCTTTTCTAGCGAGAGCTTTCATCACATCAATGTCCATAGTTTTATTGATAACTAAATGGTGTATGATCACAGGTTTATCTTGACCCTGTCTGTGCAATCTAGCGTTAAGTTGCATGTATAATTCTAATGACCAATTTAACCCAAACCAAACTATGTCACTTCCACCCTGTTGCAAGTTTAAACCATGACCACCTGAAGCTGGGTGCATTATGAGAACTTGAATTTCGCCTCTATTCCATTGATCAATGTGCTCTGGTTTTTCAAGTTTTACTATATTGTATTTCTTTAATCTTTTTTGAATTCTTTCTAAATCATGCCTGTATGTGTAAGCAATCAATACTGGTTTACCATTTGCTGTTTCTACTATCTCTTCTAAAGCATCAAGTTTTATATTATGTATTTCATGATAGTCTCTATTTTCATCATACACAGCACCGTTTGCAAACTGTAGTAGTTTATTTGAAAGAGAAGCAGCATTGAGAGCGCTGACTTCTTTTTCGCTCTCTAGTATCTCAAGTATTTTTTCTTTTTCAAAATCATCATACTTTGCTCTTATAGCTTCTGGAAAATCAAGTCTTATATAGTTGTCTATTCTTTCAGGTAGATCGAGATAGTCTTTAGCTTTCATGCTCATACAGATGTCTTTTATTTTAGAGTGTATCTGCTCATCACTTCCTTTGTTTAAGTTATAATTGAAAACTACTTGACCATTTGATTGCCCTGGAGAAAAGTAGTTTTTTCTATATTCTGTAATTGTTTTGCCCAGCCTTTCACCTCTGTCTAATAGAAACATCTGTGACCATAAATCAATTAAACCATTTGGTGCAACAGTTCCTGTTAGTATTACCACTCTTTTAAAAGAAGCTTGTACTTTCTTAAGAGCTTTAAACCTTAGGGATTTTGCAGACTTAAAACTACTGCTTTCATCTACTATCAACATATCAAAAGGCAGCATAGAACCGCCAAACTGCCCACACAGCCACACGATGTTATCTCTACCTATTATGTATATGTCGGCTTTAGCTTTAAGCGCTTCTGTGCGTTTCTTTGGGTTTCCTATTATTTTGCTTATTCTTAAATGGTTTAAGTGCTCCCACTTATCTATTTCAGCACTCCATACGCTTTCAGCTACTCTTTTAGGTGCAATCACTAAAACTGTATCTATTTCTAAATCTTCATACATCAAATAATTTGCTGCAGTAAGAGATGAAACTGTTTTCCCTAATCCCATATCTAAAAAAAGGCCACAATGAGAATTCTCAACTATGTGTTTTTTAGAGTGCCTCTGATAGTTATGCATGTTTTTTTCACTTAGCATTTTCTGTATAGTTTTTTAATTCTTGTTCTAGGTACTCTTTCTCATAATCATCATGAGAAGTACATAGGTATGAATAATGGTTTGGCCTTTCTATTACACCTAGTACTAAGAGCGGTTTACTCTCTGGATCTAAAATGTGAACTACTAGACTTAATATTTTAAATTTATTGTTTTTCATTTACAAGTATGTTTTTTATCTGCAATGAAGTATCTACTATGTAGACTTTAAATCCAAGATCTATGAGTTTTTTATGTACATAGAGCTGTATCTTTCTAGGTTTTTGTTTTGTTGTTTTTAATTCAATAAAAAATAGACGACCCCCTGGCAACAAGCAAAGCCTATCTGGTAACCCTGTAAAGTACGTAGTCAGTAGTTTTAAACACAACCCGCCTATTTTCTCTGTTTCTTCTCTAAGCTTTCGCTCTAATATCTTTTCTGACTCTATTTTCAAAATCTATGCTATTAAAAAATTCTAAGTAAGAACCACTAAAACCATCCTGTCTAGCTTCTCTAAGTAGTTTCCAAATGTTACATATAATATGAGCTATGCTGTTGTGTACTTGTGAAACATTGTGCTTACTTGCTACTAACTTTAAAGCTAAATCTACGACTTTTGCTTTTCCATACTCTTCATCTTCTATGTATTTCTTATAGCTTCTAACTAAATCTAGTTCATTAACTTTTTTTTCTTCTAACAACCTCTGTAAATTCATTACGCTCTGATGAGCTTTCTTGTAGTCAAATTCTACTGAGCCTCTGTATTTTCTATCTTCTAGCTCATTCATACCTATGTGAGTTTTCTAGAGTAAAATTTCTGTTTTCCGTAATGTTTAAAAGTTCTAGTAGAAGTGTTGTATTCCCATTCATCTAAACTTTTCATAATTGCATTTATTTCTCTAGTAGCATACCTATTCATTTTGTCTTTTTCTTTCTCTAAACACTCACACCATATTTCTGCTATGCACACGTAGTCTCTTTCTTCTGTGCCTTGAGATAACATGTCCGCTGAAAACTCTTGACGCTCTAGTATATCTCTATCATCCCAGTCTTGCGGTAGTTTTCTTTCTAAGTAGTTTTCTATTATACCTCTTCTCTCATCAATTTGGCTGTGTTTAACTTGCTCGTTCTCTGCTATTTTCTTAGCATCTTCACTTAGAATAGTCTCTTCTTTTTTAGCATACATAGTCATTACTTCTGCCCATATTTGATCTATTTCATCGTCTAAATGTTTCCATACATCTTTTGTTGCTCTATCAGCATTTACGTCTATTGGTATAAATCTCCTGTTACCACTTGGGTCGTTAAGAAAATCTTTTTCATTTGTAGTTCCAGCAAAAACGCATTGGCGTTTAAAAGTCTCAGAAGATCTTGCGTAAGCTGGTCTAAATTGATCCTCTTGTTTTGTTATAAAGTGTTTTACCGCTTCAACTTCTGCTTTTCTAAGACCTGCTAGTTCTGCCATTTCTATGATCCAAGCTCCCTGTATTTGCTCTAGCGCTTCTTTACCTTGAACTGTCATAAATGTATCTGAAAACCATGGACCACCTAATTTAGAAAAGAAAGTACTTTTGTTTGTACCTTGATCACCGACTAAAGTCAAAACTAAATCGAACTTACACCCAGGTCTGAAAATTCTATTTACTGCACCAAGTAACCACTTTCTTATTGCTTCTCTTGTGTAAATGTTATCATCAGCACCAAAATAGTCAATAAGTAATGTATCAACTCTTTTCTCATCATCCCACGTTACTTCATTCAAATAGTCTTTGATTGGATGAAATGACTGTTTCTGTAGCTCAAGTGAAAGAGAGTCGTCTATTTTGAGAGTCCCTGTCACACCATATATGCTTTCAATGTAGTTTCTAATTCCTGAATAGTCTACATTTTTTATTGGTTCTGGATTTTGTATTCTCCTCCACGGTAAACTTCTAAATACATAATGCTTATTGTCAAAATCATTCTGCTTAAATGCCTTTTTTAATCTTGCATCATTTGCTAAAATCATATTTATGTTGTTAGCTGTAGATAAGTAGTTGCCTTTACTGTCAACTTCTAACTCAGTCATCCAATCTATTTCGTCTTGATCACCATCAACATTATTTGACTCTTCAAAATCATAGTCGCCAAAATCATATTTAGAAGAATTTATGTTTTCATTTGCTATTGTTTTCTTTATTTTTTTATCTGATCTAGCAAGATCTTCCATAGCTTTGTAGCTATTTGGTTTTGTAGAAGTAGGCGCGTCATTGTCTAAGTGAGAAAACAAATGCAACCTAACTAGATCAAATGAGTTTGAAAGTTTACCTGAACATGGATCTGTACCATGATGAGAGTAAGCAAACTTGTCATCATAAACCATTAGACCCCCAGAAGTACTACCTTTTTTATAAGTATATCTATCATCATAAGCAGTAGCGTCGTATTCTTCTTTTAGAAAAGTATCTATGCTTTCTGAAATTGAATATGTTCTACAGAATATGCCGACTATGCCTTTTTTTAATTCAGGATCTTCTTGCTTATTTGCTGCACCACCTAACTCATCTAGTTTTTTAGAAGCTGTAGGCCACAGACTTGTATCTTTCCAATCTATGTATGTGTCTAAGACTTCATCTGCGTCAACCCAAGGACCATCTTGATATTTAAAATAGTAGTCAATGTCTTTTGGATTTGACTGCCAAAACATCAATCTGTTTGTTTCAAACGTAGTGTTATCAAAGAGATCAATTCCCATATCTCCAGCAATCTTTCTAGAAATAGCAACATATTCATCTGGTGTTACTTCTCTAGATATTGGAATTATGAGTCTGTATCTAGGATTTGCGTCACAATGTTTATGAGTTGAATGTATTATAGCAGCATTTCCAAACTGTAGAGTGAAGTCATCCCAAAAATCAAGGTGAGCAAAATCTATGTCAAGAGTCATCAGTTGTCTGTGGACTACATTCTTAGGGCTTCTTCTACCATTTCTTAGATATGCACCTACATAGCCACCGACGTCTTTTATCTTTCCTTGCTCTGCTTTACTCGCTGATATGAATTCTTTGTATGTCTCATTTGTTTTATTTTCTTCTGAAAGTCTTTGCACTAACTGTGAGAAAGTCATTTTTTTATTCTTCCAAACTTTCGAGTTAGCACTCATTCCAACAGCTATGTCAATCTTACCGTCGTATTTCATGTATTAGTCTTTTTTATAGTATCTTGTTATGTACCCATCGGCATTAAGAGGTAGACCTTCTGCCCAATCAATATCTAAACCCATTATCTCTTCTATGTCTTTCAGCTCTTGATCAGCTATTTCCAGTTTAACTTCGCACACTACTTCATCGTGTACGTGCATAGCTATTGGATAACCATATGCATCTAATTTTAACATTGATTGTGCCAACAGATCTCTTGAAATAGCTTGAACAACATTCTCAACTATTTTACCTCCGTATGTATCAATGTGGATCCACTGTTTTGTCTTTTGATCAACTCCTTTATATGCTACACTTCTTGTTTGGAATTTATTCATAACAAACTTAGGGTCCCAATAAAACAGCTTTCTACCAGAAGGAAGTTTTATTGTAAGAGCTTCGTCTTCGTATGCGAATTCAACATTTTTAAACTTAGAAACAACTACACTTTGAGAAGATAGAGCTTTTTTCATACACCTATCAAAGTTGTCCCAAAGAGCAACAATTTTAGGGTTTGCTTTTCTCCATTTTGTTACTGTGGATTTCATATCATTGTCAGACATACCCATCTCTTCACCACCCATTCTCTTCATAGCACCAATTGCACCTTGGTAACCTAAAGCAAGTTCAGCATTTTTACCTCTAGCTCTATATTCTGAGTCTTTTGTAACTTCTTCTAGTGGGACATTAAACATTCTAGATGCAGATGCTTCATAGATTTTCCCATGTGTTCTAAATACTTCTTCTCTCCACTCTTCACCAGCAAGCCAAGATAGTACTCTAGCTTCAATTGCGCTAAAATCGGCTACTGCAAATGTATAACCTTCTTTAGCTATAAATGTTGTTCTTATTAGCTGAGATAGTATCTTAGAAATGTCATCATACAGCATAGATGCAAGATCATAATCACCAGAAGCAATTACTTCTCTAGCATTATCAAGATCTTTTATGTAGTTTCTAGGTAAATTTTGAAGCTGCACTAATCTTCCAGCCCATCTTCCTGTACGATTTGCACCATAGAACTGAAATAAGCCATGTACTCGCTCATCATCACATACGCAGTTTATCATAGCTTCGTACTTTTTAGTAGATGACTTAGCTAGTTTCTTCCTCATCTTAAGTACATCACTAACAGGACCAGCACCTGCCTCAGTTATCAAGTCCGAAATGAGATCTTTTGCAAGTGATTTTATTTCTTTTTGCATTTTGTCACCGATCCAAGATTTAAGCTGTGCTGGACTGTTAGGATTGTCTAAACCTGTT